TACACGACACGTCACCATCAACATAACCGTCTGGAATGCCTCTGGTAAACACTGCTTGTCTGTTATCGCTGATTGCTGCGCTCATAGTTTCAACGTGGACGATCAAATCACCCACCATAATGTCGAAATTTTGTGCTGATAAATGTTTGTTGCCGCTCATTGCTTAGGCTCCTTTACGATGTGGGTGCTGATAAATCCAGCACGATATTAGCAGTGATGTCTTTAGGTATCTCATACGGCCTGGCCACCATAAAAATATTTACCTGTGTACGCGTTACCCACTGGATTTGCACATCACCATCAAGCGGCGCTTTTAACTCAGCGGGGAAGGGAATACCAAAAAACGCATAAGAGCGGCTCATTTCAAACAGTGGCCGCATTAACTTGGTCAGCGTCCAGGCTTCGCCCATAGGTGTGGAATTAAAGCGCCGGTTACCTAACAAGCCGATCAACACTAAGCGCACCGCACGGGCGGCCTTATCCACTACCCGAAGGTTTTCAATCACCTGATAATCACCCGCCGGCGCGTCCAGCGTTTGCCCGTCAGACCAAAACACCCCTGGATAATCGGCATACAGTTGCGGCACACTAAAGCGTTGATCGTTTAATGCTTTAGCATGAGCATTGTTATAGCGCACCCCAGCGTTATCGACCGGCAACCCAGCTTGATCAACGCCAACTAACGGTCCGGTTTCAACCCGCATCGGCGTATCTGCGACGCTGACGCCGTAATTACACAAACGCCCAGCATAAATACCGATGCTGTTAGTGTAAATCTGCGCCACCACACTGACCCGATAAGCACTTAAGCCCGTAGTTAACGACGTCAACAGCGTCACAAATTGCGCCCAGGTTTTGCCGGTGACCGGCGTTGGGTCAATTGCGATCGATTGTGCGATAAAAAATACCCGTCGACCGTAGGCGGTATTAATGTCCAGTGCCTTGGTTTGCATCGCAGTTAATTGCGCCGATGTCGTCACTGGTGTACAGACGACCACGGCTTCAACGCGCACATCTTGCGCCATCGCCAAATCCACAGCTGCTGACCAGGCCGAACCGTCCAGCACCGGCACACAGGCACACGCCCAGTTTTGCCCAGCGTTGGCACGCGCGGCGGTAATCTGGGTTTTAAGCTCCGATGTAGCGGGCCCCAACTCGGTGTCTAAATTACTGTCAGTGTTTAAAAATAAGACAGTGTCGCGATTGATCGGCCCAACGCCGATAAATAGAAAATACTTTTCGACGGTCGGAAAATCTCCCTGCGCCAGATTGAGTGCGTTAACGGTAATCTTACCTAGCGACATGGTTAATCTCCTGAGTCATGGTTGTAAAAATATCCTGAATGTATTCACTGATTTCAGCATCGGTGGCCCCTAAGAAAGAGCGTGCCGGCAACACCGTATTCCATGTGGTGTTTGGCCGAATGCCTTGTTTAGCACGCATAGCCCTGATAATTGCCCCGGCTTGCGCAATGGTCATATTGCCTTGAATCCACTTCATCGCGGCCGGGCGCCTGCGTTTGTTAGTGCTGGTTCGGTAGCCTAAAGCCCTTAATTCCGCTGATTGCCTTTTGGTAGCCGGTGCGGTTTTATTACCGCCTTTTTTTAAACTTGCCGCGCTAACTGACTGGTTAAAGCCCTGTTGTTGCCGGGCTGCAATCATCCCCGCCAAGCCCTTAAAAGCAATCTTGGCTGTGGTGCCGTCGTTACTGCTGACAAAGGCTTGCTTCATCAATCGGCTGAGCATCTTGCGGCGGTCACTGCGCTTTTTCCAACGCTGCTTGTAGCTTTGGCCTTGTAAATCTGTTTGCGTTTGAATGTGCTTGCGGCTGTCGCGTAACACTTTGTTGCTGACTTTCCGCAACAACCGTTTGCGCTTAGCCAGCGGCATTTTCAACAGCTCCAGCTGCTGCGATAGTCTTAATTTGCCGATAACCTCAACAGTAACGGTCATACATCCAGACTGGCGGTTAAATCGCCGGTTTCTGCATAGTAAATGTCAGCAGGTGCCAGGCTGTAGGTAATGCCGTTTAGCAGTATCGGCCCGGAAAGGTCTTCAACGGCCGTCACGTCTTCTACAAAATCAATGGTGATAATGATGTCGGCAGTGCTGTCGTCTAAAATATCAATTTCGGTGGTGATCGTAGCTTGGCTGCCGTCAATGCGGTCGGCATCGTTATCCATCAACCAGGCGCTAATCTGTCCGAACAGTAGCTCTGCTGAATGCACCTTGTGCGGGTAGCGTTCAATAACAATTTGGGCATCGTAGGTTTGCCGGTACAGCACAATGCTCTTCGCGCCGCGTATCGATCCCATCGGCACGATCTTGGGGTTTTCTACCCAGGCATCGATCTGTTCAGCGGCGACTAAATCCAGGCTGATTAAAAAGGCAGTGATGGCGGCTAACTGTTTCATTGCGCGCGCTTAGTCAGCCAGCGTTTAAACAAATTATCAATGCCACCCTCGAACATAAAAATAGCCTTGCTGCCCATGTGCGCACAAATCCCCACCAATGCAGGTCGTATGCTCATCGGTATATTTCCGTATTCACAAATCGAGTACGTGATAAAGCCGACAAAGCCGCTGATAGCGATGTCGCCGATGATTTCACCGAAAGAAAAGCGCTTAATCAGCCCTTGGCGCATCTTGCCGACATAACTGGCAACACCGCCCCAAATCGAGATAAACAGCACCCATGAGTAGGTGACTATTGCGGATGATAAAAAATCTTTTTCTGGCATGTTAACCAACCCTTACGCACTGCATCAACAATATCTCAAAAGACGGCCCTGGTGCTGCGCTTGCCATTGTTGGCATGCTTAAGCCAGCTCTTATCTCGCGCAGTAGCTCGTTATCCCCCATGCTAAATACTCCAGATTCATACAGAAATATATCGCCTACAGATAGCACAGGCTGCAACGTTTCGATGTCAAACGATGAGTGCAGTTGATTTACTCCGTAAGACTTGCTTTGCAGCCTGTCGACTTTACAGAGCCTCGCGGAGTTGCCATTGCAAATACCATGTGCATTATTAGTGTCTACAACTCTAACTTTGATATAGATTTTATATAGTCCGTCACTCGGCAATGGGATGGACATACAAGGCAGCGTTACAGAAGCACCTGCCGTCCAATAAGATGGATTGAGCGATGGTTTTGTATAAGCGGGCACAGCTTGTGAAGAAGTGTAGGGGATAGCCGTTGTTAAAGACGTATACTCGTAAACAGTGTACCCGGAGTTGTACGTGCCAGGAGGGTAATAGATTGGATAAACGAGTGTAGTTTTATCTGTCAAGACACCCACTTGGTTTGTGGCTACGTTTCCAGCAGATCCTGCAGATAACGCAAATGTAGCCCCGCCAGTTGTCTTCGTAATTGCGCCAGTAGTAATTGTGTTGGCAGCACCACTCTCCTTCAGGTAGTTGACCGCCTTCATACCGGTTGTTCCAACTGGGTAACCCCTAGACAACAATGCGTTCGGCCCAAAGGCCTTGCCATGAGGGTCTGGATATGAGTTCAGAGGAATGGTGGCTTTTACTCCGAACAATGAACCAATAGTAGGTAACGTGTCTTTCACCAGCTTTATGTTACCAGTTACGTTCGGATGTATATTCGAAAGGGTATTTGGATCACCAGGTATTCCAGAGGCATTGAAAGCATCTCGATAGTACAAGGGGTTGGCCCTGAAGTTCCGTCGATCACCGTAGAAGAGCTCTGCCGCTCCGTCTTCTACAATGACGTTAGCCTCGCTGTATGACAAGCACCAATCGCTGATAATATTGGCCTGCACTAATGGATTCTGTGATGCAAACAGTGTCTTAGAGGCGTTATCGGTGGGTCCGATATTAGACAATATGATTACAATATCCGGCCATCTTTCTTTTATAAGCCTGATAATCTCCTTAGCATTATCGATGCTCTTATAGCCGTTCAAGTTGCCATATACAAACCCATCCAGTGTGATCGGTGTGTCATACGTATGCACAATATCATTTTCAAAGATGTCTGTAAGATAGAAGACGTCAGGCGTATCAACGAATCGATCAAGAAGGCCGTGTCTCAATCTGTATAGGAACTGGTCTGTAAATCCACCATTAGTGCCGTAACATCCATAGTCATCGAGTGTCTCAATAGACGTACTTCCTGCCGTTTGGTCATCATAACAAAACCAGGGTGTTAAAGACCTCCACTTGCTCGGTGTGTTTGCTGGAACATCATTGGTAGAGCTAGTAGCTATGCAACGGTAATACTCGCTAACTGTCCCATGTGTTGTAGCAGACACTGCGGTGTCATTTTTAGTGAAGAATTGCCCCACATTAGCAGGATTAGCACCTATAGATGTCCAATTTACACCACTACCTAAAGTCAATACTCGGTAAGTCTTTCCAGGGACTAAATTTGCTGTAGATACAACGTCCTTAACGGTGTCACCATACCCGTATGTCATCACCTGATATGCATCTCCGCCAGTACCAGTGGCTGGCGTAGCATTCTTTACAAATATCTCGCCAACAGCAGGTGATGCGGATGCCCCGATAGCCGTCCAATTAGTTGAGCCTAGCGTCTTTATCTTATACGTAGTACCAATGCTGAAAGACTCTTGTGGTACAACTTTTCTAGGTGTCCAATCGCCGCAGAAGTCGTCTGAGTTACCGCTACCAGAAAGAGGCGAGGCTGAGTCTGTATGATTGCAAAAGTTTCCTATTGTGCGGCATCTTTCAAAACCCCCTTGGGTTAGCGCAAATAGTTGATTTATATAACCATCGGCTGCCCATGCCCTTGGAGCCCAATACTCATAAAGTGATTGGGCTGATATTGAGCATCCCATAGATGCAAGTTTTGGGCGGCGACCTTTCCAGGGCAAACCACCACCAAAAAGACTAATAGGAACGCGCTTCTCATCCCCCAAACCCGCGCAATTTTCCTGCAAAACTACCCAATCATCGGCATTGACGCTGCTTTTAATCGGTCTTTGTTTTACGTCACTCATCTCAATGTCCTATCAATTAAAGCAACGCGACGTGTGTGTTGGCGTTGGCGGTTGTTACGGTGTCAGGCAAAAATTGCTTGAACAGTTTGTGTCTAAAAGCAGCTGATTCATCCAGCCAGTATTGTTCTGCCCCCGGCGCTTCTTTCGCTGCATCTTCAGCAATGGCGCGGCGGTTTAGCGAATTAAACTGCTGTAATAAAAACGCTTTGGCGCGGCAATACACAGCATGTTGGTAATAAATTACCGTTTTTTGCAGACCGTTAATCAGGTCTGGGTGTGCCAGGTTGTAGGCGGACAGCGTGGTGTAACCTAGCAATTTAATAGCGGCTTCAACCGGTGCCAGTTCCAAATCTACGTTAACAGCGGCCAGTGTCAGGCCCCAGGTAATGGTGTCATCTGCGTATTCTGGCGGGATTCGGTATTTAGACAGCAACTCAGCCACTGCCAAGTCAGGCCAAAAGCCGCCGTTAACAAACGGTGCGGCGGTGGTGAGTGCTGGTTTCCCCGTTAAACTCATTGGTCTGTGTCCGCCACGGTTGGAGAGTCGCGCGGCTGCTGTTCAATATCATTATGAAAGCGTGGGGTTAGTAAGTTAAAGCCGGTACAAACGCCGTTGGGAGGTACTGCCGGTGCATATATCCGGATGATTGCCAAGGCAGCGTGTCGAGTGTATGAATCTACATAGTCGCTGCAGTAATTAGCGCGGGCAAGTTCTAACTGATTAAGTCGTCTGCCTGCCAAATGGGTGACATCACCGACTTGGTAGCCGTTGGTAAATTCGGCTTCGGTGCATCCGGTTAAAACAATCAATAAGCAGGTGATAATCAAAATTAAAAACTTCATATTTACCTCGCTAAAATTTAGTGCCTGGACAGTCAACCGGGCTGCGAACATTGTCTAATGCAAGTCGTGTGCGGTGATTGCCAGCCAGGGCTTGAGGAGCTGGTTTAGTGGCTTATTCAGTCACTGGTAACTTGGCATGCGCTTGTGCTTTTAAGGTTTTAACGCCGGCGCCTTCCGGGTTAGCTTGTTCGGCCAGCTCGCAGAGCGCTTCGCATTCTCGGTAACTGCCTTCACGGTTTTTGTGCTTAGCTAAGATGGCATACATTTTGGACTTAACCGGCGGTGATAATTGCCAGTTGCTGGTGCCGATTTCTGCCACTAACGCATCCAAATACGGGCTAGCCGACTGGTCTTTTTTAAGCAAGCCATTCGCCCAGTCGTACATGGCATCACAAACAAACGTTTCCAGGTCGCGTCGTTCAAAGCGTATTGGCATTTGTTGCCCGCCTTGTTTGATCAAATACAACGCCAGGTATAAGCCGCGTTCAATGTCCAGGGTGTCAAATAGCCACACCATTACTTGCACAGCAATGCTGTTTGGGTAATTGTGCAGCTGCTCAACGTACTGGCTGACAAAATCCCAGTAGGTGGCCAGCATGGTTTTTTTCGCGGCCTGTTTTTCGTCCAGTGTTTTAAGCACTTTTAGACTATTTAGGTCGGCGTCCATTGCCGCTTGATAATGCTCCCGGTCTTTAGGTGCCACGGTAGCGCTTGATTGCGCTACCGCCTGCTTGTGGTAGGGGTTTTCACCGCTACTTTCGGCATCAACTAATTGAGCCGCCTTTATTTGGTCGAGGGCATTAAACGGGTCCAGTGCCTGCACCTCATCAACCACGGCAACAAATCCTTTTTGATAGGGGTTTAGTTCACCGGCGTCAGCGGCGGCGGCTATTTGTGCCGCCTTGATCTGGTCTAATGGGTTAATGCTCATGGTTATGCGTAAGTGATGTTTTCAATTAACGCGGCTTTTTCTTCAATCTCAACCACGTAGCCTTCTTGGCGACTATTGAAATCTTCGTACTGGTCTTTCTTGGGGTTGTCGATTTGTTGACGTCTCCAAGAAGTATCTTGCCAGTAGATAGACAAGTTTTTCAGCGACGTCACCACCAAGGCATTCGCTGGGAAAAATGGCGGTACTACAGCAGGCAAGCCGCCGTAAGTATCAACAACCAAGGCTTCATTAAGCTTGCCCTTTTCCGTTGGTGTGTTGCCGTTGGCCATGTAGCCTTTGTTTTTGGAATACTGAACAACGCCACGACCTAGCATAACAACCAAATCAGGATCTTCTCGGAATTGCTCAGCCAGTTTGTTAACTGCGCTGTAAACCAAGGTATCAAGGTTAGGGAAGGTTGCACCGCCCAGTTGTATAGGCAGTGGACCGGTACCGATAACATACTGAGAGCCTGCGTTATATTCTCTGATCAGCTGCAGCCAGCCTTTGTTAACGTCTTGCAATAATGGATTAGTGCCGATGTTTGACGCAGTAGCAGCAGAGGTGCCGTTAAAGCCGATTCTAACGCGGTCGTTGCCGATTGCTGCAGCAACTGCAGCCGCATAACGCGCCGCAAAGTCTGGAAACTTAGCCCAGGAATCAATCATGGCGTATTTAAGCGCCACATCTGACTCGGTCTTTTTAAGGGCGTAAGGCTGTGCGTCTAATTGCGCCAAGCTTTTTGCCGTCCGCTCACCTGTGGTTGATGTATCGGTACGGCTGGTGACTAAACCAGACAACGACAAATTGACCTTGTCGCCGGTAATTTCAGAGACTGGTGTGACGTTGATCAGCGGCAACAACCAGTTACCATCTAAAACGATTTTGTCATTTAAGCGCTGTGCTGCGCTGGGTGTTGCTGCATATGTTTCACCAGCAATCGCGCCGTACGCTAATGCGGTTAACGCAATGTGCTGTTTAATACGTGCAGCTGCTTGTCTTGATAATGCCATGATGAATTCCTTTTTAATGTAGTCAGTAACAGCGCCGGTTAGTAAATTTCGTTAGCGTCAGTGCCAGCGCCAAAATGCTCACCAACATCGGTGCCGGATTGCTCGGTCAGTGCTGCACTTAACTTTTCAGTCAATGCTGTTAGCTGGGTTTGCAGTTCAGTGAACTTGTCTGCAGGTACGGTGCTGTCAGCTGGCTTTTGTTCGCTGAACTTGTTTTCCATTGCATCAATACGGGCAATCAATGCCGCAAATTTATCATCAGGTTTAGGCGCATCAGGCTCAGCAGGTTTTAATGCCGCCAATGTATCTTTCAACGCGGTAAATTCTAGTTTTAGTGCATCCAGCGCGGCTTTATCTACGGCCATTAGGTCATCCTCTTGTGGTTGGTGTTTAAAAAGTGCTTTGATTTGATCAATCAGCCCGGCAGGCGCTTGGTCTTCAAATGTTTGTGTGATGGCTTCAACCGTTTTTGTTAACAAAATGCCTGCGGTATCTGCGGCTTTAGAAAAACGAATTTCGCTGGTGGCTGCGCTGGCGGGGTCATCTGTAGCACCCAAGCCGGTTAAATAGGCTTTGCCTGTTTTGCGGAAGTCAGTAGTTATTTCCATGCTGGTAAACAGCTTTTGACCATAGCGGTTATCAGATAGATAAAACGCATTCGGTGATAACACCGCAAACAAATCACGACCGCCTTCGTCATTGGCTTCTGAGCGCAACTCTTCAACAGTCCCATAATTTGAATACCTGCTGTGGTCTGGCCAGATCATCGCGGTAAACAGCTCCTTTTTATAGCTGGCTGCCATTTCGTCGATCATATCCGGACTGATCACGCGGCCATCAACGGTAGGCCCGCTTCTGCCAATGCGTTTAAAGTCGGTGCGTAACACTCTATCTGCCATCTGTAGCACTCAAAATAAGGTGATAAAAACAAAACTTGCGGCAAGATTACCCTTTTTTGTGTGTTTCTCAATTTGTTTGGTTTTTATTTATACCTTATTGTTTTATATAGGAATTTTACAAAACATTAGGCTGGTTTATCGGTTTAAAAACACCCTAAAATGAGTGCAAGAAAATTTTAGGAGGTGTTATGTCGCTGAGTAGTTTTATTAAAGAATGGCAGGACGCTAAAAAAAACAGAGAGCTTGAGCCGATCCACATCATTGCTATGCGGCTGGCCCTGTACCCTGTGTTTATCTGTGTCAGATACCTATTTGCGGTGATTATTTTATTAATGTGGGGCAAAGACCACATGTACACCATGCTGCAGTCAACGCATGTTGATTAATCGACATGGCTAAGAAATACCCACCAGAGGTAATCGACGCCGCCAAACGGCTTTTTATTCGTGGCTATACGGTGCAGGACATCAGCCGCGAGATCGGTATTGTCGACCGCACTATTTACAATTGGCGTGATGCCGGTGACTGGGAAAACTACTGCCCACCCGATACGATTGAAATCGCATTGGCCAGGCGCATCAACGTCCTATCTGAGCGTGATAAAACCCCGGAAGAACTCAACGAGTTTATCCAGCTAGTGGGCGTATTCGGCAAGCTGCAGTTAGATCTTGCTAACGCGCTGAAGATTAAAGCCCAAGCAACTGCATTGGCCACTGGCGTTTCGTTTGATGGTGGCGTTCCTGGTGAGGCGAATTTTACCGAACAGCCAAAAAAACCCGCCAAACGCAAAGAAAAAACCGCCAAAAACGATATATCAAAAATCACCGCTGAAAAGCTGGACGAAGTACGCAACAAACTGTTTTTTGGCTACCAGCTGGAATGGTATGAGCGCCGCTATGACCCACTAACCAAGCGCGTTAGATTCATCTTAAAAAGCCGCCAAATCGGCGCCACGTTTTATTTTGCGTTTGAAGCACTGGATAACGCCATCCGCACCGGTGACAACCAACTGTTCTTGTCAGCCAGTCGAGATCAGGCCGAAGTGTTTAAAGCCTACATCATCGCTTTTGCGCATGAACACTTTGACGTCGAGTTAAAAGGGCAGGGCGCCATATTGCTATCAAACGGCGCTGAGCTGCGCTTTTTAAGCACAAACAGCAACACCGCGCAAAGCTATCACGGCCATTTGTACATTGATGAGGTGTTTTGGATAGCCAATTACAAAAAGCTCAACAAAGTCGCCAGCGGTATGGCTGCACATAAGAAGTGGTGCAAAACTTATTTTAGTACACCGTCAGCCATGAGCCACGGCGCGTATGAAGAGTGGAGTGGCGAGCTGTACAACAAAAGCAAACCAGAACACCTGCGGGTTGAATTCGATACCTCCCATGCGGCGCTTAAATCGGGTGTATTGGGGCCGGATAAAAAATGGCGGCACATGGTCACTGTTGAAGACGCCCAGGAACAAGGCTGTGATTTATTCGACATTGAGGAATTAAAGCTTGAATACAGCAAAGACGATTATGACAACTTGTTTATGTGCAAATTTATTGATGATAGCCAGTCAGCGTTTAGCCTGGCCAAGCTGTTGGAATGCACCGTGGACGTTGACGCCTGGTCAGACTACAAACCGGACAGCCAGCGGCCGTTTGGTAATAAACCGGTGTCATTAGGCTATGACCCCAGCCGCACCCGAGACAATGCCGATCTTGCCACGCTGGCTATCCCACTCATTGAAGGCGAGGAATGGCGGGTTCTAAAGACGCACAGCTATCACGGAAAAAACTTCCAGTACCAATCAAACCGCATCAAAGAGGTGCGCGACTGCCACAACGTTAAGCACATCGGCATTGATACCACCGGCATCGGTTACGGTGTGTTTGAGCTGGTATTGCAATGGTTTCCGCTGGCGACACCCATCAACTACAGTATGGAAATGAAAACACAGCTAGTGCTTAAGGCCTTGGACGTGATCAACAACGGCCGCTTTAAATATCTGGCCGGTGACAACGAGATTACCCGCGCCTTTTTAATGATTACCCAAACCACCACCGGCAGCGGGCACATTACCTTTTCAAGCAGTCGCAGTGCCGAATCCGGCCATGCCGACAAGGCCTGGTCGATTATGCACGCGCTTAATTATGAACCGCTGGCACCCCGCCGAAAAACAACCGTGTCATTTAGCAATTAGGAGGATTTATGACCAGTGACGAAGCACAAAAAGAATTTGTTGAATGCACCACCCGAATAAAACACCTGGAGGGTTTATTAATTCGTGTTTGCGACATGATAACTAAGCAGATGTACCGGCAAACCGCCGCAAAACGCTTGCGTGACGAACTAAAACAACAGGAAAAACAACCATGATAACCAGCGTATTAAGCCAGCTGAAAAAAACTTTAAACCCGCCGCCACAGGGAAAAGCCATGGCCTTTAGCTTTGGCGATCCGGAAACGGTCATGAGCAATAATCTCGCTGATTATTTAGGCACTTTTTTAGATGTGGGCGGCGAGTATTACCGGCCTCCGGTGGACTTAGAAGGGTTGGCCAAGCTGATTAATGCCAATGCTTATCACGGGCCAATTATCCATTTTAAAAGGAACATGGTGGTTAAGTGGTTTACACCGTCCAGCGTGTTATCAACCAAAGAACTGCGGTCGGCGGCGTTAGATTATGGCGTGTTCGCTAACTGTTACTTTCAAAAGTTTACCGACCGCTTTGGGCGCGTGGTGCGGCTGCAGCGCTTACCGGCGATCAGCATGCGCAAAGCCAAAGCCAAGGATGTCTACGTCAAGCTAAACAGCAATTCAAGCACCGGCAGTATTGAAAAAATGACCGTCTTTAAACCTGGCGAAGTGCTGCACATTAAAGAGCCGGACGTAAAGCAAGACATCTATGGCGTACCGCAATATCTGGGCGGCATACAAGCTGTGCTGCTGAGTGAAGATGCCAGTTTGTTTCGGCGTAAGTATTTTATCAACGGCGCGCATATGGGTTACATATTGGTCACTACGGATGCCAACCTGGACGATGAAACCGCCAAGGCAATCGAGGATAAAGTGAAGGACTCAAAAGGGCCGGGCAACTTTAGAAGCTTGTACCTCAATATTCCACGCTCCAGCAGCAAAGAGCCGGTGCAGATTATTCCTGTGGGTAACATCGGCACCAAAGATGAATTTCAAGCGATTAAAGAAGTCACAGAAATGGAAATGCTTGCTATGCACCGGGTTTACCCTGGGCTATCAGCGATCATGCCCAGCAATGTCGGCGGCTTTGGCAACTTAACCGACAGTATGAAGGTCTATCACGAGCTGGAAGTGACCGCCATGCAGCAAGTGTTTTTGGAAATTAATGAACAAATCCCCGGCAACCCGGTAACTTTTAAAACCCCAGACTGGCAGGTAAGCGCATGATCAACAGCCGCGATATAAACGATTTGCACCCCTTGGTTAAATCCCGCTGCCAAGGCTTTATTGCCGAATGCAAACGGCAGGGGATTGAGGTAATTATTACCAGCACCTATCGAGACAACGCCTACCAAGCCACCTTATACGCCCAAGGCCGAACCGCACCAGGCAAGGTCGTTACCAATGCCAGGCCGGGCCAGTCATTTCATAATTACCAACTGGCCTTTGATTTTGTACCTATCGTCAATGGCAAAGCCGATTACAAAAATTTAAAGACTTTTGAGCGGTGTGGGGCAATTGCCGAGCAGTGCGGGTTGGAGTGGGCCGGGCGCTGGGTAAAGTTTAAAGAACTGGTCCATTGCCAGTTTACCGATGGGTTAACGATTACCGATTTGCAGGATGGCAAGAAGCTGGCGTGACCATTGTGAGGATGTGCGCAGGATGGTTTAAAAGGTGGGCACAACAGCGGTGCCCACCCTACGTATTGCTTATTTAGCGGTAAAGCCGACCTCTTTAAACATGCCGCGCACCTCATCAACAATGGTTTTTTGGCGCTCGATAATAGGATCGAGTAGGCAACACAGCTCATTCAAATTAACGGCATTATTGCCAGGCTCTTGGCCCATTAACAGACCGGTTAAACAATGCAAGGCATTGACTTCGTTATTAAGGTCGTCAAGGTGGTCAAGCACTTGGGCTTGCATCTTCTGAAAAGTGCTCATCACACACCGCCCAATTGTTTAACGTCATTATCAAATAAGTCTATTTGATCAATCTGTTTACTGATTAGCGCAATGTCAGGCATCGGGTGACCGGCCATGTTGCATAGGTTACGCAGCGGGTTAACCAGCAGCTGGTGGGTAAAGGCGTTTTTGCTATCGGTTAAGCGATCGGTAAGAATGTCGATTTGCTTAACCACGGCGATATAGTCTTTAGTGGGCAAACTGCCAAAAAAGCCATGCTTGCGGATTTGGGGCAGAACTTCACCCAATACCCAATTGGCAAATTCTTTGGCTTTAGGTTTGTTGGAACGAAAGATCAGCGAATAAAGACCGGATTCGTTGATGAAATTGGCGTTTTGTTCGCCGCCAGGGGTGTGGAGTTTTAACATCCCTTTCCACTCTTCAGGCATGTTTTCTAGTGTTGGTCCAGCCCATGTAATGTCTAAAACAGCACATACATCTTTAGCGCAGAACCAAACGTTTTCATTGTCATCGACAGCGGTGCGCACATCGAGTGTTTCAAATTGGAAAGGATTGGCGAGGGTTTTTAAGTTGTTCATGCTTGTATCTCCTAACAGGTTATAAACCACTACCCAAAGACGCTATGCATTGGGTGGCGGACTGAACGAAGTTAGCGTACCGGTACAAGCACCGGCCAGCCTTGCGGCTGCTCCGCCCAGCCCACCATAATAGGAAGCTGAACGCTTGGCACAAAAAAACCGCATGAATGCGGCGGTGCCGCTTGTAATTCAGGACGCTAACCCCGGCGCTGAATATGTCAGCACGGGATTAGCTTAGACCCTGAAAAACAGCTTGTCAAACTTTGTTTGGTGCGAAGTACTTGGCTTGTGCCATGAACTCTTCTATCGCCTTATCAAAAAACTTAAACGATTTACCGGGCACTCTATAGGGCTTGAATAACGGGTTGTCTGCTTGATCAGTGTCATTTATTAAAAATATAAAATACACCTTTGGGTTTTTCTTTGGTTTGCCGCTTTTAAGTGTTTCAAATAACCCTATGCCTTGTTCATTCAATAGTACATGCCAACCCATTGCCGATAGGTCTGATAAGCAGTTGCTTATTAAGTCATTAAATTCATCGACAGTTAATGGCTCAGTTGCTTGCTGTTGCCCGGTATAAGTAACGTCATCATTTTTAGACAACTCAATTTTTGCAATTGAAAACGTTTTAATTTGTCCAGTTGTTAAACACTTTGCACGGACTTTATCGGCCGTTATTTTTATCGGTAAAATCTGCCTTGATTTTCCGGGTTCATGCCCACCATGGTAAATAATATTTATCAATTCACCGGTCCCGATAGATTCTTGTAAACGAGTTAAAACACTTTCCATGCAGCCTCCTCAAGCTGTTAACTTAAGGAGTAAAGATAGAATAAAACGGTGGGAAATACATTAATCGTCTTTTATATCCTCCAGTGCATCTGTCCCCGTTAGATCAATCCATTTGTTTCGGTACCTGCAGTAGTCCAGCGCTTCTTCTTCATCAACAAAAACGGCGACTTTATGTATCTGGGCGATTAGATCTTTATCAGGGCATTTTTTGCCGTGATCTCGATAGACAACATAGCCGCTAATAGCTCCCCGCGCGAAAGAGTTGTGCGGATGGTTATCACCGTTGCAGTATCTGGTTTTATAAAGTTCGCTCATATCTATTTCCTAAGTTTGTAGGATGGGTAACGCATCATGAAACACATAATTATGATAATCGTTACGTTTATTAATTGTTTACCGAATAGTTATCTGGACGTTTTTAACACCTAAAATAAGGTGTTTTGATACAATATAACAAAAACTTGAGGAGGTTTTACTATGCGCGTTAACTGCCCTAATTGCTATTCTAAAGCCCGGATTACATCAAGAAACGAACTGACAGAACGGGTGGCCGACCTGTACTGTCAGTGCATGAATACCAAAGATTGCGGCGCCAGTTTTGTTTTTTCGCTGTCGTTTAAAAACTACCTTAATCCACCGCAAACCACCACGTTACAAATTGCCGCGACTTTAATCAATAACCTGCCTGCTGATCAGCGTAAGAAACTGCAGGTGGATTTGTTTTTATAATATGCTCGGGTTGCCAGTGTGGGTTTTCTTCTAGCTGCAATTTGGTGTAATAGTGCAGTTGGGCCATGTGCCGGTGGTTTTGTTGGGCGACAAAGCACAGCCATTGGTACAGCAGGATAACGTGGGCATTCATCATTATTTAATGTCTCCAGGTGCTGGTAATAACGGCGGCATTTTTCCAGTTCGGTATGATTCATCGACTTGCGGCAGCATAAACTGTCCGACGGTCCCGCCGCCAGGCAGGACGATATGGGCAAGGAACTCTTCATCAAATACGGTAATGCCCGCTTCAACAGCTTCCAGTTTGGCTTTTATCACTAACGCTAAGGCTCGCCAGCGCTGTCTTATGGCTTGCTCGTAGGCTTGTTCAATTTGGTTGGCAGCGCGCGGTTTGCCCGTGGGCGTGCGGGTGAATTCAGCGGCTGTTTTATCAGGCAACGGCAGTTTGAAGTGAATGCGCCGGCCGAGCATTTCAAACGCTATTTGCGCGTGGGTTTGGCTCCAGCCGTACATAAAGGATGAAGCACCATAGCGTGATAGGGTGCGTTCAATTTCTGCTCGGCTTTTGTCACTGGTGACTGTGGTGGTTTCTGCGTAGGTCATAGGGTTATTTATCCGCTGTTGACGCCAAGCCAACGCCTTTTTCTGCTTTGGCGTTTTGTCTGGCTTGCCAGTAATCAGCGGGTAATGATTGCAGGCGTTTGAATTCTTCTTCTTCCTCAAAGTTTGCTGAGATAAATTTGTGTTGTGCAAAGGCCAGCAACGCTACGCCCACTTGGCCGACTTCTTGGTTAATGTTTCCTGAAGGTCTTGCATAGACATATTCAACCAGGTTAAGCATGGCTTCTTTATCAAGTTCGGCGGCTTGGCATAGTTCAATAGCCTCTTCAGCAAATCTGCGGATGCGCTCGTCAGCATGATCTGCTGTTTTAACGCCAAAGGTTTTTATGGCCCATGCCAGAATGTCGTATTGACGTTCACGACGTTCAGTTTTTCCACGTTGAAGACCTGTTTGGTAGGCTTCATCTTGCAGCGGAATGAGTTGGTCATTGATGCGGTTTAAGTAGCTGTTAAATTCTACTGTTAATTTTTGTTTATCATCTTGGTTCATGTTTCTCTCCTCAAGTTGTTTAATCCGCGTGGGCACAACAGCGGTGCCCACCCTATGTGCTACGCCGTTTTAAGCATATTAATTAAGTGCCATGCTTGGTTCTCAGCATCATCAACAGCATTATGATGAGTGCCATTTATTAATATCTTCACTTGTGGATACATAGCTTTCACCGTGCGATAACAACGATTGTTCCAAAATTCCCAAGGTCTAGTCGTTTTATTACGCATGAATGCTGAACTTAAAATCACATTATCGAAATCTGCTCCGTTCCCCCACACTTTGACATCTGACTTTTCCGCCCTGTCCATCATCCATTTTGAGAACTGATACAATGCAACGGTTATGTGTTCGCCACCTCTTGTAAATTCTGCACGCGCCGCATCACTCTGCTGCATCCACCATAGCACCGTCGAAGGGTCAATAACTCCGCCCATATTGACTGAAGACTCAAGATCAACGATGGTATAAAAACGCTCGCCGACTGCTGCTGATTGAATGTCAAACTCAACCGCACCAATTGCAATAATTGCTGCATCTGCGTTTTTTCCCATAGTCTCCAAATCTATCATCACGTTTTTCATATCGCTCTCCTCAAGTTAAAAATCAGTTTTTAAACCGCCACACCCGCACCGAACGCGCTTCAATTCTCGATCGAATGACTTCGTTGCCAAGGTATTGGCGTTTACGGCTGGTGACCAGCCAGCGGCGTAGGTCTTTGCTGTCGATGGTTTCCAGTTTTAATTCGGCACAGGCTGAGCGGTAGTGCTCAAGGTTGACGCAAATTTCCTCGTCTGGCCTGACGCTGTGGTTGAGTAGGTGTTGGCCGCTGTCCATGCCGGGGATGTCATCGGGTGTTGATGACGGACGGGCTTTGCTGTTTAGGTAGTCGTATTGCGCCCAAAATTGCTGCACGATGGGGTGGTCTTCATTCAGCGAGGCTTGGCGGGTGACGGCCATGTCGATCAGCGTGGCGTGGACTTTGGCAATGGCGGCATCTGATACCGGTACCACTATTTTTAGGCAGTCGGCAAAGGCCATTATTTTGGCGTGGTTTTCGACGATCCGTTGCAGTTTGATGGCGGGGATTTGTTGCAGAGTGTGGCGGTGCGCTTTGAATGATTTATTAAATTGCTTCATTACCGTTTCTGCTTTGCTGATGCTATGCAGTAAAAAGCCGCTGACTTGCTCGACATCCAGCACGTTAAGGTTATCGGATGAGCGCTTGCCTTCCATACTGTGATGTGAGCGGTCAAAGGTTAAATGCACTATCCGGGTCATGATGGCCTCGCTGGCGACTACCGGCACGTTTTGCACGATCATCAAGCCGCTTTTAAAGGTGGGTTTTTTGGTGCTGTTGTCTTGCGATTTAACACCGGTTACCCGGCCGAATTCGCCGTCAAATAAGTCTTTTTGTTCGTCCCAATTGAACTTTTTTTGATGGTTGTTATCGGCCAGCTGTTCGTTGTCGGTTTCGTTAAAGACAACCGGCAGGTTGGAGACTTCTGCCATTTTGCGGGTGCGGCCTGCGAGGGTTGAGCTGTTTGGGTTGAAGGATTCGCCTTCACGGCCTAATAGTTTCCACAAAAAATCAACCATGTCTGATTTACCGGAACCGGCTTCACCCACCACTTCCATAAATGGATAAGAGCGGTGGTTATGGCGGACTTGCTCAACAAATAAGCAGCCGAACCACCATGACAAGGTCACCAGGCCGCCGATACCAAAGGCGGTTTGGTAGTCGTTGATAAAATCAACCGGCGCTTTGGTGCTGAGCTTTTGCTTGATGTCGACGGTGGTTTTTATGCCGCCTTGTTTAAGTTGGAAGAAGTTTTCTTTGTTGACGGGCAGTATCTTGCCGCCTTGCACGGCGTAATCCGGGAACACATAGGCACCGGTAGCGCGGTCGTAACCGACATAATCCAAGGTGGTGACGATCTTTGGAATGCGGCCCATCCAATGTTTGTACAAGTAATCAAGATCGTTGCCACTGCCAGTAAATTGCGCACCGGGGGCTTTTTGCATGGCGGCTTTTTTAAAGTCGCCGCTGGCACCAAAGGTTTTGCCGGGGAAGGGCAGCTGTACTTCGGGCGCGTGGTTGCTGAAGTTAAACCGAAAGAAGTACTGGCCATCTTCGCCGTTTTCCGGTTGTTGGAAATAAAGAAAGTCCATTTTAAAGGTAGCGATTTCTTTAATTTTTGAGGCATGCGAAAAGGCAACATGATCAGCGGTTAATGGGTCATGGTCATGCGCTTGGGCGTTGGCTTTTTCGTACTCGGTGGTGTCGATTTTGAACGAGTAAGTGCTGTTGCCGGATGTGTAGATAAAAAAGCTTTTTTTGGTGTCATGCATCCACATGATTTCTGCTTTATCGACGTAGTTTTTTGCCAGTTCCAACTTGCCCAGGTAGCGGTAATGCGCCATGTCATCTGCAGACAGTTTTTTCAGTTTGTGCAGGTCGTTCCAGTCTTCTTTTTCTTCCAGTTCGGATGAGATTATGGCGCCAACGTTTTCGCCCATGTCGAGCAGGCGTTGGGCATGTTTTTGCAGACACCGGCGGCCGGTAGAATCGTTATCAAGACCGAATATCCAGTTAATATTTTTACCAAGATAGGGCTTGATAGATTCGCTGGGGAATGTGCCGCTGGACATAATAGCAACAGCATTAAAGCCGTTTAAATAAAGGGCGATAGCGTCGAGGATGCCTTCGACCAGATAAATAGTGCATCCCTCAGTTATCAGCAAGCCGGGCGGTTTCCACCACAAGCCTTTAAAGGAGCCTCTGAAGTTTTTGTTGCGCGTTTCTTTGTCGCCGTCATCTAGGGTGATGGTGACATCGTCAATAAAGCGCTCCCACATGATTTGACGGTCAACATCAAGATAAAAACGCACGGTGGCGGTGCCTTTGTCGCCGGTGGGGTGCCAGTATTTGCCTTGCTCGTACCAGCCTTTTAGTTTGCTGATGTCAAAGCCGCGCAGCATGGACAGGTAGGCATCTGCGGTTTGGTTAGGGTTGTCTTGCGTGGCCGGGTATTTTTTGTTGAGGTTTTCGAACAGCTCCGGAAACAACTCTTTGCTGCTGGCAGCAAAGTTGCAGCTGTTGGTGCGGTTGCACTGGATCATGCCGGGCGTGGCAGTCCAGGTCCACAGGGTTTTTTTACCGCAACTCGGGCACACGCCTTCGCGCAAGTGTTCGCCACGCTGTTTGGCGTTGTAGGGCGGCGCTTGCAGGTTGCTGATTATTTTGCGGTTAATTTCAACTAGCATAATAAAACCCAATTAACTCGCGGTAAGCGGCATATCTGGCGGCGTCGGTTTGTTGTGGTGTTGGGCGCGGCAGGTGGTCTAAGCGTTTGCCGGTGCTTTCTACAAAATCAACAATCTGGTCATGGGTGGCATCGGGCATGTATTGCCGCAGGTAGCCTTTGTCGTTTAGTGGTTGGCTACACATTGAAACCGCCTTTTTTTAAGATAGATTTTATTTCTTGGGCGATGTCGTATAAGGCATCATCCCGCCAGCAGTGGGTGTGCCGCATGTGCAAGACGGTGTGAAACAGACGGAAGCCTTCTGCATCCAAGTTGATTATTTCCCCTAGCGACCATTCGAATTTTTTACCGACTGAATAAGTGCTTAAAAATGCCTGCCCCAAAAACCGGCCGGACCAGTCTAGGGCGCTGACTCTTCTCAGCAGGGCATCTTTCTCCAGCGGTAATGGGGTAAGGCCGCGGTCATGTTCTTGTTTATCAAGAAGGTCTTGCAGGCGTACCACCATGCCGTTACCTGGTCTAATGTTGGTTAGATTTTTCATGCTTGCACCGCCATTGGCAGTTCTGCCTGTGTTTTTGCGGTTGCCTGTTTTTGCGCTCTAACTAGTTTGGCCAGGGCATCATCAACGATCTTTTTTTCTTTGTAGCTGACAAGAAGCAATGACAGTCCAGACAACTTGGCATGGGCTATTTTGTAATGGTGTTGCGATTTGAATTTGATGTCTTCGTTAGCGTGACGGCTGTACTGGCTAACGATGAACGTGCAGGTGTCGGTAAGGTTTTGTTTTGAGATGACCATTACGCAGCCTCGCATTTATATTTTTTTAACATTGTGTCTCTCCTCAAATTGTTTGATGCCGTCGGCGATATAGCGGTCGATGGCGTCTTGGGTAAATCGCAGTGTGGCGCCCATGCTGGCTTTTAATTCGCTGATGTTTTCATCGTTAACGAGCATGTCTGCCAAGGCTGGATCTAGTCGTTTTATGCCTGCCCACATGACCTGCCGGGTTTGTTCGGTTAGGTCGGATGGGTTGATCAGCCTAGAGGGTGATGCCGACACGCTCTATCACCTTGTAAAGCTGCCAAAGCACTAAACCGAATAACACCAGCACACCGACAGCGGCTGTGTAGCTTTCGATAACGTCGAGCCGTTTTTCTTCGAGTTGTTTATTTAACAATTCGATATGGGCGTTTTTTGCCTCAATGCGTTCTTTTACAAATTCTTGATAGCTGTTGTAGTGGTGGTGTTGGCTGATTTGTGTCATGACGATCTCCTAGGCTTCTCTTTGAAAGCGCATGTGGTTGCGTGATATGTTGGGTCTTGGGGTTTTTGGCGGTCTTCTTGAATTGACATCGCCATCAATGATGGTGCAGTTAAGAATTAATCCCATAAGCAAGGCTTTGAAGGTGATTTCTACCAAGCTGGCGGCAACGGCTTTGGCGACTATCTCTGCGGTGCTGTGGGCGTCGAGTTTTTTGGCGATGCTTTCCACTTGCTTGCTGACGCAACCATATGAGCGGTAAACGGTGCGGCTAATCTCTTTGCGCATCATGCCCATGCACAACAGGCAAAGGATGGTGCTTTCCTGTTTTGTTAGCGGGCCTTGTTTGAGCAGGGTGGATTGCAGTTTCATGTCATTTCCTAAATAAGTAGTTATTGCACCCATTTATTAGTGTTTTTAAGCGAGGATAATCAGTTGGTAACAACCTGATTAGCGCGTACTTCAATGTTGTATTCGGTTTTTAGCCCGGTAATAACGAGCTTCCTTAACAGTGCTGATGTTAAGAGGTTTTCGCGGCTGGCAATGTCATCAATCGCCTGTTTAACGCTTGGATGTAAAGACAGTGTTGTCTTTGATTCCATTGTTTTTTTTCTGCCCATGTTGTTCTCCGTTATAATCGTTATTTGAAGTGATTTTAAATTAAAACACACTAAAAGGAGTGCGTTGTGGAAAATATAACACACCAAAAAAGAAAAACAAGAAAGAAATCACACGAAATAGAGCGTTTTGTTAATTTTTTAAAGTCGAAGTCCCTCAAGGCCGCTGATTTGGCGGCTTCTATTGAGATACCAGAACGCACTATTACTAAATTTATTTGGAATGACACACCATTAAGTGGGGCTATCTTGCGAAAGCTGAACACTATTTACGGTGTATCGATTGATTGGCTGTTATCGGGTATGGGCGGGATGTATATGGAAACTAATATTGTTTATGAGCATCCTTCTGACTACCAAGTATCAGTGCAAGGTGAACATAGGCTAATAAATCGCAAGTCAGTTATTGATAATGGAAATTTAAGCGATGTTTATGGGTTGTTTGCTGCAGTGATTGAGCAATCGTTGATTGATGTTGGGGCGGAGCCTGATAAGGATTACAGCTATTTGGATTTGTACCGGCTGGCCCAGGCGCATGTGTTGGAAGAGGCTAAAAAAACGCAGTTAGCAGTCTGGGTACAAACTCAGTCAGATAATGATTAATTTATTTTTTTGTAGACCACGCGGGGAAAGTGTAACAACCGTAACATTTTTTAAGTTAAGTTGGTTTTGTATTTAAATATCAAATACTTATGTTTATTTTTTTGATCTTAAAAAATGTAACATTTGCGTAACATCGCGTAACATGATTTTTTAAACAAAATCAGCGTAGGTGTTGGTATTCGTGAGCTGTAGCGTTTTTTTTGGGTGGTTTAAAAGTGTAACAAAAGAGTAACGACAAAGCGTAACAAAGTTACAGTGATGTTACGCATTTGTTACATTTTTATATTTTTATAAGCATATGTTTTATATAGTGTTTAAGGTGTTTTTTTAGTTTTGTTACGGATGTTACACTTTTCCGGTGGCCTCTAAAAAAATTTAAAAGTTCCGCGCGCGTCATATGCACGCGCACGTATAGAGTGTATTAAGTGGCTGTTAAACAAGACAAAACAGGCAAATGGACGGTTCAGGTCGATAGAAAAGGCATCCCCAGGGTAAGAAAGGGCGGTTTTACGAGTCGTTCTGACGCTGAAAGGTTTGAGCGTGAGTACCTGGTGGCACATCAGCGGGTTGATACGACGTTGTCTGACCCACGCACGCTTTTAGAGTTGGTTGGGCTGTGGTATCGGTATCACGGCAGCAATTTGAGCGATGGTGTGGCCAGGAATGCGGTACTTGAGCGTATGGCCATTGATCTTGATAACGTGCCGGCAGTGTCTTTAACGCCTGAGCAGTTTATGGAGTACCGGTTTCACTGTATTAACCGCCAAGATCAGCCGCTTACAGCGAAGACTTTCAACAATCGGCACGGTTATCTGCAGGCTGTTTATAACAAGCTTCGGAAGTTAAAAATTATTGATTATGAATGCCCGATTTCTGACACGGATATGATCAAGATCCACGAAAGGCAGTTGGGGTATTTGTCGATCGGGCAGATTGATGATCTGTTTGCGCTGCTGAAGGCGTGCAGGAATGCCAGTTTGTGGTGGATTGCACAGTTGTGCATTCGTACCGGTGCCAGGTGGGGTGAGGCTGAGCTGTTGACGCGTAAGCAATTGCACAATACGCGGGTAACGTTTGAGTTTACTAAGTCAAAGAAGGTACGGTCTGTGCCGTTGGATGCTGATTTTTATGCAGAGTTGTTGGAGTTCGCGAAGTATAAGGACCCAGAAGACCGGGTGTTTGGTGATGCACGCAAGCAGTTTGGCAGGATCGTTACCAGATCAGCTATTAATTTACCGGCAGGGCAGTCAACGCATGTGCTTAGGCATAGTTTTGCCAGTTATTTCATTATGAACGGCGGGAATATCCTGACATTGCAGAAGATTCTTGGCCATAGCGACATAAAAATGACGATGCGGTATGCACATCTTGCTCCGGATCATCTTCAAGACGCTGTGCGGTTTAATCCTCTATCAAGTGGCGGTGATTTGGCGGTAGAAAACGCCAAAAAACGCCAATAACCGCCAGTTTTAAAAAAATAAAAAAATGTAAGGTGTTGAAATTTATATAAAAATATTAATTGTAAAAAATGTCTTTGGTTTTCGAATCCCTAGCCCATCGCCATAAAATAAAAGGGGCATGATTTTTTATCATGCCCCTTTTTTTGTGCCCTGAGTTTTTCGATTTATTCGAAAATCGCCGAGTCAACATGCTTGCTGGAATCCAGGCCTTTGAGTTGGGATTTGTTTTTAACCCCGGCAAAGCGGGTGCCTTGTAAGTCGCTATTGCTAAAGTCAGTGCTTTCAAGATTGCAGCCCGATAGGTCCGCACCTGACAAATCTGCCCCA